CCCAAAGAGAATTATGAGCACTAAATAGAATTTCAGTGATATTACTTGATTGTACAATAGATTGTTGAGCATTAGTAGCAGTTTCATATTGTCCTGTGTTACCTTCTCTTTGTTTAGTAACACCCATTACTTCACTAATCTGATTATCTAACCATGAAAGTATTTCTACATAGTTATTAACATGTTGCATTACACTTCTAGGTACTTCAAATGCGGGTCCTTTTTGTCCAGATGTTGTACTAGGATTACCTTCATTATTCTGATTAGGGTCATAAAAACCTAAACCTTGTTTATAATAATATAACCATTGTTCATTAGTTAATGTCTTAGGAATCATTGACATATCTATCATAGTCAAAGGAGGCATATCCTTAGCCAATACTTCTTTCATCTTATGTAATACAATGAAATATAAGTACTGAAAAGGTTTTGCCCTATCTACCAACGAAACATTACTAGAATTCATATTATTATATGAAAGTCCATGGTATCCTAATTTTACTTTATAAGGCTCTTTAAGACTTCTAGCTTGGTAAGGTTTGGGTCTTATATTTACATATATTTCATATGCGATTCTGGTAGCTTCCCATACTTCAGGTAACCATACCCATTCTAATTCTAATGGTTGTTGATTTTCATCAACCCATACATATTTTAATTTCTTATTACCATATTTATCTGTATATTTAACTTTAGAGGCTATTGTAGGTACATCAAATGATTCATCCATCAAATCTACTTGTGACTCGCCATCTTGATCTATATATGTTAAATATCCAAACTTTCTTTGACTTACCCATTCTACATGAATAACATCTAAATCATTAATAGCAGATGGTCCATAACTACCTGTATTAATTAATGTAGTTGAACCTTTAGCTAATCTCCATTCTAAAGATTTATTTAAATCTAACAGATTAATTTCTTTAGATAGCATTTTATCTGTAATACCATATAGACTAGATACAGCAGTTGCTTTATCTATTTTATTTTTATCTTCTTCTGTTAAATCATCTCCATAATCATTTAAAATATCTGAAGGAGTCATTCTTGTTCTGTATCCAGCAAAAAATCCATCTTGGAAGAATTGTACTTCAGATGATTTGTGTCCTATAAACTTAATAGGATTAAGCAATTTAATAACAGGTTCTCCATTAATTACTCCAACCCAAACCATTTCTTCACCAGCAATAAGAGCATGTTTAAAACCATCATTTTTCATGGTTCTAATTCTAAGCTTTCTATTATACCATTGAAGTAATTGATCCATCATTATTTCAACACCATCTCTCCAATTTGTAGACATGTATGTATCCATCATTTCTGGTGAAACAATTTTATCTACTTCTGCTTGAAGTTCTTGTTGCATTTGTTGTGCTTCTTCTTCAGATTGTGGGTCACCTAGTTGTTGTGCTATTTCTGCTTTATACTTAGCAATTTCAGTGTCTAATGTATGTTGTATATATTTTTTCTGTAATTCTGTTTTAGCTCTTGTGTAAGCATTTACAGCAGAATCATTAACTAACATTACTCTAAAATTAAAAGGTCTTTTTAATTCTTCTCCTAATAGAACATTAATTTTATTAGGTATTTTATTATAAGGTTGAATCTTATCAATAAATTCTTCAGACTTGATATTATAAGGATTACATTCTCTTTCAAAGTCACTTTGATCTAAATGATTATTAAAGAGGTTATAATTAACTAATTTTCTTTTAACATCAGAATTATATCCTGTATTATCATTCTCATTAAATTGGTACATTCTAAGACTAATAGCATCAGCACAGTCTTTACCCCATTTAAAATCATCTTTACTTTTTTCCTTATAACTTTTACGTTGGCTTGGAAGTACTACTGATTGATTCATTTATATTTATTTAGTAATTTAAAGTTGGTTGTTTATATCTATCTGCCATATTTCTATTTAAGAATGTCAGAATATTATCTTGTTTATTTGTTGTTATAGCCTGATCTCTCAAGGTATTATATTTTTCTTTTAATCCTATAATACATTCAGCAAATGCTAAGGTACTATCAAAGTTACCCTCAAAGTCAAAGGCTATCATTTCTTCTAGTAATCTAGTATCTCTAATAAGATTTAGATTTCTTACAATTGTACCATCATCTTTGGTTGCATATTCTTCTAACAACCAATCCCTAAGATAAGCAATTGCTTCATATTTTTGTTCAAAGCTTTTTAATGGAGTTCCATATAATAATACTTTACTAGTTTCACCAGATTTATAAGAAAGAATTGTTTTAGGTTGAGTCATTAGTAAGTTAAGTTTACTTTTCTTTTGAAAGTATTCTTTAACATTACCTCCACGTTCAAAACTAATCATTCTATCATGACCTCCATACCACATTGCTAATTTCTCCATTATCTCATTAGAATAATCTCTACCCATGTAAGGTCTTCCAATAAAACTAGCTACTAATTCATTACCACCCCATCTTTGTATATCTCTAGGTGCTTTTAACACATGTATTGATGTTAGTGATAATCCTACACCTTGTGTATCAGCATCTACAGGGTCAACTCCAAGAATATAAATATTAGGAACTACTACTTTACCATTAACTAATTCCTCAATTGGTGGTTCATATACAATCAATGCTCCTTCAACATCTTGATTTTTAGGAGTTGGATATTCCATTATAGGTTTTAACTTACAATCTAAGTCTGCTTTAAATCTTATTCCTCTAGGAGCTTTAGAATCAAATATTAATTCTCCTACAGTATAATAAAGCTTCCTATTTCTATCCATTATTACATTAGCTCTCTGTGCTTCTAATTCACCAATAGGTAGAATATTTCCTTTTTTAGTAAGGAACATCTCACTTGGTTTAATAGGATAGTTCATTAACTCTCCTTCATAGTTAGCAGCATCTTTACTTGCTAATGCTTTAGCTCTTCTTTCTTTGTAATAAGCTAATGCAGCTTCTACATCAGTGTTGCCATTATCATCTTTAAATTCCACAGCTGTATAATAAGCTGGAACAAAGAATCCTATTTTACCACTATTTTCATAATCATCATCATAAGCTACTATATCATAAGCTTCAGGATCCATAAACATTTTTCTAGATTCCCTAACTTTTTCTATATCACCTGATGTTCCAATATAAACTAATGTTCCGAATTTAAGTGCATCTCTTTGTGTACAACCAATATTACTATTATGTGTTAATGTTAAACTAGGGTGTAACCCAGATTCTTCCACTACCATTATTGAATATCTACCCCCAGCCGCTGCTGTTGGATTATCCTTATAATTGGTGTGAACTACTTTAGATTTACTACCAAACTTTAACCATTTACCATTTACTTTCTTTTCATAGCTATGCACCCATTTAGTATTAGGTGCTAATGAACCACTCATAGATTTATAAAAAGGCATTGGAGTATAATCATCTGATGATTCATCTCCCCATACACCTAAATCTTCATCTGTAGCAAATGTGTTCATACAGAGTTCAATTTTTTCACATAACTCTGATGATTTATTACTTTCCCAAGAACCTATATTACAGTGTACCTCGTGTGGTTTTTTTATAATTTCTTCAGTATAATATTTTGCACCATCAAATATAATTTCATGTAATACATTACCTATACCTATAAAATAACTTTTACCACCACCTCTTGCTCCAAATATCATAGCATTGGAAGCTTGATTGTAGTATAAAGGAGGTCCTTTAGGAGCATCGTGTAATTTTCTAATGTTATCTCTAGGTTCAATGAATTTCTTCAATTCACCATTTTCTTTATAGCAATCTTTTGGAAGACGTTTGTATTTCTTTAATTTAAGACTATCTTTCTCAATTTCTTTTACTCTTAAATCACTTGTATATTCTTCATCTTCTCTCCACCCAGAAAAACCTCTAGCTTCTAATAGTAAATAGGACATCTCCCATTCCAAATCTCTAAGCATAGGTTTAATACTTCTGCGAGATTTAGTTTCTTCATTAACATCTAGAATTTTACAAAAGTTAATATAGAAATAACAAGGTCCTGTCATATATCTATATTTATCAAAATCTGTTCTCCAGATACCTTCTATAGCATTTTTCTTAAATTGTCTCCATTGAGTAATATACGCAGTACTATCAGGATGAAATGTTTTAATTTCATCTAACCAAGTATTTCTATTTTCAATTGTAATCCAATTCATTAATGTTTCGGGTATTTAATTTTTATATTATACTACTCCGTAAAGTTTAAAAGTTCCACTGGTAATATTTCCTGTCGACATAAGTATTCTAACCCCTGTAACAGCTGTTGTTGAATTATAATAAGCTCCAAAGTTTCCAGTAACAAAGTTAGCGTTACCCGCATTGTTATATATAGCGCAAATTTTACCTGTAATGTAATGATTCTTTGAAGATTGGGACGGGTTGTATATTTCTATCTCTCCGTTGGTTGTATAGTTTAGCGTGTTAAGCTGTGAACCAATAGCCACAATTTTAGAATCTGTTCCGTCACCTGTTGTAAATGCGGTAGATGATGCTGATGTCCCTAAAACATCTATTCCGTATCTTCCATGCGCATAATCAGAAGCACCTGAAGCCCATGAGGTGCTACCTGTCCCTAATCTAATCCAAAAAGCATCGCCATTTGTTGCGGCAACTACATCTGTAAATGTAATGATGTATTTAGAATATGTATTTGTCAATCCTGTAAAATCAATAGTGGTAGAATTAGAAGCGGTTGCAGTAGAAAGTAACACTAATGCTCCAGTTGTATAATTAGGAATATTTAAAGTGTTAGCTATTAATGTAGCCGCACCTGAGGTTCCTATTGTAGTTAAAGAAGTTGGGGCTGTTCCTACAGAAGTAATATACCCACTATCATTAGTAAATTGAGATACATTATAATTTGCAAAATTTGCTGTTAAATCACCACCTGTTACAAGTAAATTAATATCTGAAGTATCAGACACTGATGTAATAAATGATGAACTAGAATTAACCCATGAAGGAGCTAATCCAAAACCATTAGATTGTAATACTTGACCACTACTACCATTAGCTAAAACTTGGGGATTCTGGTTATTAAAAAATAACATATCTCCAGTCTTAGCTGCTGATGAATAAATATCGTATAAAAATACTCTAGCCATTGTTACTCTTTTCTAATTCCTTTCTTCTTTTATTATCTGCCTCTATTCTACTAGTTAACCAATTAGTAACCTTACTCATAAAGATACCTCTATCTTCATGTTCTAGTTTAATATATTGTTGAAATACTTCTTCAACTTTATTAACTTCTTCTTTAGCCTTTATACTAATCATATTATACCCCTTTCACTTAGTGATTCTTTACGACCACCTTTTATATTACCAGATTTCTTTTCAGTTTCTAGTTCATCTTCAATAGCTTTTAATTGTTGATATATCTTACTAGAATTAGCAAACATATCATCTAGTTTCTTAGCATTATTTTCTGTATACTTTGTAGCGGCAATGAAGTTATCTCTCTCTTCTAGTTTCTTTAAAAGTCTATTATAACTCTTTTGAAGTTTACTTAGAATTTTATCTTTATAAGCTTCAACTAGTTCACCCCACATTTCATGAGTAATTGATTCTACTTGTAAATAGTTTTCACAAATTTCTTTTAGTTTTTCTTCATCATCCATTCTAGCAAATCTAGAATCTGGGTCACAGTAAAGATAGATTGCCCACATTAACTTAGAAGTATATTCGGGAGTATAATCTTTAGAAATAGGAAAATTACTTTCATAGAATTTTTTAAAAGGTTGTATGTATTTAATTTCTGGATTTAAATGCCAAAAATTTTCATCTACATTTACTGCTGAAAGAAATCCCATTATATATTTTTAAGTATTGTCTTAGCTACTCCTTTTAATATATCAGAGTAATTTGGTGCTGTGGCATAACCTGCTTTGCTAATTTCTTCAAAGAATCTATTATAATCTTTCCTTACACTCCATGCTGTAGCATATCTCTTATTTACCTGAAAGAACTTTACATGGTCTCTGAATGAATCTGCTGGTGTATTATACTTTCTAAAGTAATCTTTTACAATATACTTATATAATTTCTTTACAGGATCTAACACCTTAGAAATTATTACAGGAAACTTAGCATTGGGATTTTTAAGATATTCTGTTGTAGTAATAAGTTGTTCATTACCATTTACCCCATCTGTATCTTTAATTCCAAAAAAATTAAATCCTTGAGGAGTACTATTCCATCCACTTTCAAGAGCTGCTTGACTCATTATAGCAATTGAACTTAATCCTGTTTCAGTTTCAATTTGTTTTGCAAATGGATATAGTAGTGTAACAAATTCTTTAGGTGTTACTTTCATTTAAAAAATTTATGTTTAAATGTATTTTTGTCAATTGAAAAAACAGGGACTTTATTATCCCTGTTTACTTTTTTAAGCTTCATCTGTTACTACTTCCATTTTAGGAGTGGTTGAATCAGATGTTTCTTTTGGACTTTGAGCATCCACTTCTTTTTGAAGTTTCTCTAAAAGAGGCATACCAAATTTAGTGGGTATTTCCAGTAGAGCTTTGGCTAGAATCTGTATTTCCTGTAGAGTTAGCGGTAGTTTGTATTCCATTTTTTATTGTTTGTAAGTTGTCATAAGTTATTAAACCAAGAAGTATTAATATTGTACCCATTAATGTTACGAGAATATCATTGTTTAACTCACAATTAGTGGAGTAGCTATGTTCAATCATTCTTATTGAACCTATAAGAATAGCTATTGCCATCAATCTTCTTATACTAGGTTGTTTATCTTTTCCTTCCCATATAGGTCTAAGGTAACTTAGGATTTTCATTCTTTTCAATTTTCAATTTTGTTTTATAATTTTTCCATTCTTCCTCATTCATTAAATTTGGAAGTGCTTGTCCTTTATTACATGAATAATCTACAAATAGTTTCTGAGGGTAGTCGCATTGGCAGTAAAAACACTTTTGAGTTTTAGCACATTCAGGAGGACATTGACTAGCTCTAAATAAAACTTGTTCTTTCTCATAATCTGGGAGTATTCTCCAATGATCTTGAAACCATCTAGAATATCCTTGAATATAATCCTTTATATTAGAAAATGTAAAGTCTTTTAATATCATAATATAATTTTATCTTCATTTGTATTATTCCAGTTATCTATTGATGTTTTTATAGAATTTAATTCTTCTTTTGAAAAAGAAATTTTAAATTTATCAATGAATGATTTTAAATCATGTGCTTTATTATCATCATATTTCATTCTTAATAAAAAATAATTATTAAAAGATACTTCTGTTACTAAATTCATGATAATGTTAATAGGTAATTTATTTTATTAATTTCTTCAAGTATTTCCTGTACTATATTCTCTAAATCCTTATAATCACTAAATAACTTCTCCGACATCAACTGTGCTTGATGAGATAGTTGTAAAAAGTATGAAGACTGGGATAAATCACTAATTGTAATTTCACCTTTAAGGTCATACTTTAATCCAAACTTACCTTGAGCATTCTCAACTAATTTATCTACAAGATCTCTTGCCGCTTCATAATAACCTTCTAAAGCTTTATGTGCGGCATATGAAGTAGTTCTCCAATGATATATATGAGCATTTACTTCTGAACTTTTAATTAAGAGAATAAAATCTTCAATCTTCATTACTTAATTCCTTTTTCTATCATGTTTTCATTAATCAAGAACCAATTATTAAAGAACTCTTCATAGTATTCTTGCGGGTCTAACCAACATCTTTGTTGCATTAGATTAAGTCCCATCTTCAAGTGCACTACATCTCCTACTTTAAATTTAGCTTTAAATGGTTCAGAACATTGCTCTGATACAGCATTAATAACTCCAGCATGAATATATTGTAGAGGATTTTGCATCTTAGCTAATTTACCTCCTTCTGTTTGATATGGAGTAACTAAGTGGTTATCAACAAACAAACTACCTATCTTTTTACTTGTAAGATGTTTGAACAATCTTACTAAAACCATATTACCATTAAACTTAAAAGCATTTGCTTCTCCTGTAGGAGATTTAAGAGCTTCATTATAATCTAAGATTCCTTGGATTTCATTTTCATATTCTTCATCAGATTTTACTCCAGCTTCTAATTTCATGTCTGCTAGTTTCTTTCCTGATAAATCTACAATATCTGTAGCAGGTTTAAGGATTTTGTTTTTACTATCCTCTTTACCTCCCATATAGAAATTATAACTTTGTGTTCCTTCTATTTTTCCACTTTCGTGATTAAATTGCTTCATCTAAATCCTTTTATTTTGTATCTCTCTGGTGATGTAATCTTGTGTTTGAGTTCATCAAACTTACCTTCAACTACTAACCATTTGTTTTCAAATCTGTGATATACTTCACATTTATTCTTGTATGGTATTCCTTTTCTTGTAGGAATCTCTCTTATATCTGAGAGATTATTTATATCTGAGGTATACCATTTCCTCTTACAATCTTTTTTCTTTAGTCTATATTCAGGTTGTCCTTCTTCATTTAACCTTTCATCATATAAATCATATAGAATAGTAAACTCATAATCCTCTTTCACCTTTTTTACGATTTACCCTTTTTCTCATATTATCTATTATGGTCTGACATTGAACAACATTCCTCATATAACTTATATTCTTAGCTAGATATTTCATCCAAGGTATTCCTCCAGATTTCCATAATGCTTCTAATTCTACAAGTTTCTTTTTATTAGCAGTTAATTTAGCATGTGTTGTTTTAACATCTATGTATATACTACCAAAGTTAGGCATTAATATTCTTCTTCCACTTTTAGAACTCATCTCTTCTCTAACACTTTTCCACCAATCCTTTTCTAATTGTTCTATATATTTAATTGGAAGGTTATGTTTCTCAGCTAGTTCTTTGTAGATATAGTCTATACTATCACGCATAATTCATCAATGTCAGCATCAACTTTAATCTTCAAACCTCTATACTGTGTAAAAGGAACTTCAGGATCATGTCCTAGTTCTTCCATTAACATAGCATAAGAATATGTGTCAAGCTTAATCTTTGTAGGCTCTTCATCATTTTCCCAGTTAAAATCTATAAGTTTCTCATCTATTGTATCTCTAATACTCATTTTATATTAAATTTAAACACAAATTCAAAATCCTTTTCTTTAGTATTCAAATACTTGAGGATACTAGGATTAATATACCTCATTCTATCTTCTTGTTCAATCACTACACCTTTCTTCTTTAACTCAGACATTTGAGTGTTTATATTAGGTATAGTTAATGTGATTCCATATTTATTATGTAATCTTTTAATAATCTCATACTTTCCTTCAAGCTTAAACAACTTAAATTTATGTGTATCATGTAATACTACCATTTCTGAGATTACATCTATTTCTCTATCTCTTAACCTATTCTTAGGATTAGATTGAAGTACATTGTATAGTTCAAAGAACTTCCTGTAGAAGTCTGCTTGTTCTATATCATTGTATGTTTTTGTAATCATGTTGCAAAGATAATATAAATTCTTTTATTTTCAAACTCGACTAAGATAATAATTTATCTATGTCTTTAGTGGCTTCTTCATGGAATATTTTACAGAATTCTCTATAACCTCCATCTCCTGTAAATATACCTTTTGATATTTCCCAACAAGAGTATAATTTACCATTTTCTTCCCACTCATGATGTTTTGGAAACCATTCTTCTTTTGGGAATTTTCTATTAAAAATATCATCTATATTCTTTCTTAAATCATCTTTATTCATCAAATGGATTACCTTTAGCTGATTCTTCTTCAATCTCTTGGTTATTCTTAATCTCTCTAATCTGAAACTTCATACTATTTATCATACCATGAGCTTCTGGATGATTATCTTCTACAAAGGTTAATACAGATTCTAACTGCACTAACTTTGTATATTCCATTAATTCTTTTAACCCCATAAATACTATATCACCTTGTGATACAACACATTTACTTTGTAGGTATTTCTTTGCTTCTGTCATATTTTATATACTTTCTTCTTAATCTTCTTTTTCAAATCATTAAACAAATAAGCTTGAAACTCATTGTTATTATATGTAAGTGGTTGACCTATTATCTCTGATATATACCATGTTATATGGACTAATTCATGATCTAAGGTCTCCTCACTATATTCTTTAGGTAGTAGTACCATTGTAGTATTATCAGGATACATTAAAGCTAAACCATGACAATTATCTAAATTAAAGTTTTCATCATGATGTATAAGATAATTATTTTTCTTTAGATACATCTTTAAAGATCTCTGACTAGTAAAGACAAGTAACTCTAAATCATAAGGTGTAATATGTATTGACTTCATGTATTATAATATCTCCTGGTCTAATTTCCTTAATAATCTTTTTCTTATTCTCTTTCATATAGGCACACTAATCCCTTATAATTTCAATATTTATCTGGGGTTTTATAGTTAAGCAGTTAATTTCTGCCACATCTTACGAAGTCCTGTTCTTTCCACTTATTGTAAGTTACTGCATATAGCTAACTTATCAGGATCCCTCACCTTTCAACCTTTAGACTTTTTTGTTCTTAGAGGGGACAACCTTTTTCATCTTTAAGATTACTTATCTAACCCTCTGTCTATGCTTCAAGTTTCAGGGACATTTAACTGTTCTCTTAAAGCTGTAACTCTTAATTTGAGTAGAACAATGCAAATATACAAAATAATTTGTGAATTACAAACTAAGTAGGCATAAATCTTTAATTATTAACAGTAATTAACAGATTCTATACTCCTTATTATTTTATATATTCCAAAGTTCATTTCTAATGTATTGGTTTTCAATATATTAAGTACCCCTACCCTATTTTTTAATTTTTTTATTTTTGAAAATTATTTGTGTGTTTTTTAGGTGATACCTACCCCACATCACCCCACCTCATCATTACGGGATTTGGATACCCCGTGCCTTCAATATTGAAGTTTAACATCCATCACTTAAACCAAAAGATTATGAACAAGTTACAATTAATTGCAAAGCTTAAAGCTAACGGAGTTAAAGAAAGTGAATCACCATTCACTATCACAACTATTGGTGAAATACAGGTTAGCCTGTTAGAATCTTTCACCACATCAAAGGGTAAGCTTTACTTAAAAGCTGATGCTTTCCTGTTAGCTGTTGCAAAGCCTGAAATCCTTGAAAAGGATACTGTCACTATTAAGGTGATTACTGCTAATAAAGATTACAAGCAAATGAAAGCAGGTGATACTTTTGCAGTTGCAGAGTAAGTAATTGAGTAGTCCCTTCGGGGATTACTCTTTTGTATTCTTTTATTCAATGATTGACAGTATTCTACCAATTATATTGGGTTTAAGCAACTGTAAAGATAATATAGAGCCTGCTGTAATGGTAAAAAGCTTTAAAGAATTATCATAATAAGGTGTAATTATTCCCTTTAATATCATTTGTCTACAGGATATATTCTACATCATTAGTTGACAATATGTGTAAGAGAATCTTTGGCTAACACCAAAGCATCATTATACTAGTGTTGTAGAATACTGTATATTTCATGTAGTTAGTATAGTTATTTACCTAGAGTTAGGCATCTTAGCAAAGTATTTGCCCCAATTATACGCAAGATTAGGTTATAATTATTACTTTCTACATGAATATATACATATATAGTGTTATTTTACGTTTAAATACATCATTTGTGATGATTTAGATAGTTGTATTACATAACACTCTTATGTATCAACAGTGCTTAAAACACCATATATTCTCAAATCCTCGGGCAAAAGGTGAAATAGGGATATTAACCTTTTTAACATATTAATGCATCATTTCTATTTCACAAGGATAGATTAATTGTAAGAAGGTAATTCTGGTGTTAGTTTATACAATAAAAGTATA